CAACAGCTACGGGAGCACGCTTTTTGAGCCAGTGAGAAGTTGGCGCGGAGCAACTTGCGGCGTCGATTTATCGAGCACGACCTCGCGGTTACTCATCGTGGGGAGCACACTTTTTGAGCCTTAACTCAACTCCTTGGGCTCGCCCTTGTACTTAATCACAACGTGGGCCTTCCGAAGCCTTTTGCGAACCTCGCCTATCGCCATCTTCGTAGTGAACGGGTATTTGTCTTTGACGTTCTGAATTTCCTTGACTATCGTGATCGCGGCGTCGGAGTCGTTGTCTATCCTCACGGCGAGATCGGCCTCGGTTGGGTTCTTGGTGATGACGAAGTTGGTGTCATAGAACCCCGCATATCTCGGGCTGTCGCCTATACCGTTCGCGAATGCCACCGAGTTGTTCATGGTGAGGAGCTTCTCAGCGACTTCCGGCGAGTACTTGGCCCTAATCTTCTCCGGATCCACGATGTCTCGCTTGACGGAGAGGACGAGGTAGCTCTCCGGTATGATGTCGCTTATCTCGATGCCGTGGAACTCGCGCATCTTCTCCTCGTAGTTCTTCACGCACACCTGAAACAGCGGTCCGTAGAAAAGCTCGTACTCGTCCGTCACGAAATGGGTGCTCGTGTTGCGCAGGTCGATGATCTTTTCGAGGTTCACTCGCAGAGGGTCGTTCTCGTTGCTTAGCACTGCATCGAGGCAGTTGTTCAGCGATATGGTTCGATCGGGCGAGTCCGGGTAGTAGATCGCCTCTTCGCCGCTCCTCTTCACGATAAGAGCCTTAAGCATCAGCTCCCAGGCGTTGCAGAGGAAGAAGGAGCATCCCTCTACGTGGTACCTGATGGTCGGCCGATTGTACAGCTCGATCGCCAGGAGAAAAGCCTCCTGCGATTTCTCAAGGAGTCTGTCGTGAGTCTTTTGTTCAACTTCGTTCATCAGCTTACGCTACTCCCTCCATCGGCTCCTCGTCAGACTCAAGCCACGGGGCATCTTTAACGGTTCGCCGATCGGCGTCGGCGGCGAAGGATGCCACCACTCCGGCGATGATCTCCTTTGATTCTTCATTCAGCGTCTCGTAGCAGCCGTTCATCTGCTCCTGGCGCGGGTCGGCGTACTCTCTTGTGGCCTCGTGGCCCACGAGCTCATCGATGCCTACGCCCAGGGCCTCGGCGAACTCCCAAGCTTGTTCGATGTTGAAGGCGCGGGCACCTTGCTCGTACGCTGTGTACGTAGTTGGTTCAAGTCCCACGCTTTCGGCGAAAGAGCGCGCACTTTTGAATCCGGCGTCTTTTCTCGCCTTCTGCAAGTGTTTGCCAATATGCTTCCTTAAAGCTGCGTTTACCATGGCACACCTCCTTGGTGACCACAATTTTATACATCAAGTAGAAAACTTTCAACAATTTTTCTAAAAAAGTCTTGCTATTCATACGTAACGTGATATTCTGCAATTGTTTTTAATACGTCATGTCTTAAAAATGTAAAAGCCAAATGCGTTTTTCGCACCGTGAAAACCGAATACCCCCTCCCGCGGCAGCCGGAAAGGAGGCCGCGCATGATGCCAGACCGCAAGACCATGGAGGAGGACCGGCGGGCCGACGCCGCGCTCAAGCTGCAGCTCGCCCGGTTCCTCGAGAAGGTGAACGCCGGGACGGCCACCGCCCAGGAGATTGAGCTCATGGGCAAGGTGGCCGTCCTGCTCGACCAGTCGCGGACACGGGAGCTGCAGCGCAAGGCGGCCGACGTGTTCCACGCGGCGTCGGGCATCGCTACCGCGATATGAACCAGCGGTGGTAGTCCTCGACGGTGAGGAGCGAGATCTCGCGGGCGTACTCCATGGCGACGGCCGCCGCTTCCTCGGCGCTCATGCCGTCCCTGAACATCGCCCGGTAGCGCTCCGCCAGATCCTCGCGCGCATACGAGGAGTCCAGCTGCTTCAGGAAATCATCGAAGTCCATGTCTGATCACCTCCTTTCGGGGAGGAATCGTACAGCAGGCCGCCGCGGGAGGGGGTATTCGGGAACAGGTATTCGCCAAATCAGCTGACAGGAGAGCGGAGAAAGGGGGTGACGCGATTTGAGTGGGTTTGACATGGGAGTTCTCGCCGACAACCTTCGAGCAGAGCGCGTTCGTGCGCGCATGAGCCAGAAGGACGTGGCGGACGCAATCGGCGCTAGCCCGGCCGCCGTCCAGAAATGGGAGGCGGGCGAGAGCGTGCCTCTCATCGGCTCGGTGTACAGCCTGGCCGACCTGTACGGCATCGGCATCGACAAGCTGTGCGGCTGGAATAAGGCCGAGCAGTCGGCAGCGTAGAAAGGAGGAGAAATGGCAACTGCAGCCGCGGTGCAGCCGGTGTGCATCACGACGACGGCCCTGGCCGAGCAGCTGGGCACGCGCAGCGACAAGCTCATGGCGCTCGCCCGCCGCGCCGAGGATCCCCTGCCGGTGCGCTACCTGAAGGGCAAGACGCGCTACGGCTTCGTCGTCGTGCCGGAGCTCATGGAGTGGCTCGAGCGGAATTCGGAGGTGCGGTCCGACTGGTGAGGTGGCGTCCGTGGGAGATCGAGTACTTGGAGGCCCACGCTGGGGACGGGGCCGAGGCCGTCGCGTCCCATTTGGGGCGGTCGGTGAACTCGGTGCAGGTCCAGGCGAGCAGGCTGCGCGTGTCGCTGCGGCGGTCCTGGGAGTGCCCCCGGTGCGGCCGGGTGGTCCACTCGCCGCTGAACGGGGCGACGGGATGGTGCCTCAAGTGCCACGCCGCCGCCAGCCGCGACAAGGCGGCCGATGCGAACCGGCGCGTGCGGGCCGAGCTGCAGGCCGAGGAGTCGGCGATTGCGGACATCAAGCGCGACCGCCAGAGGATCTACGCGGACACCCATCGCAAGCGGGCGAAACTCCGCGAATTACGGAAATTCCGTGAATCATGAAAGGTAAATGAAAAGTCGATTTTTACGGAAGGGAAACGGAAATGAGCCAAATGAAAAGGGTGCGCCCAAGCCGCCAAGCAGCGCGCACCCAAGTGACAGAGGCCATGCGCCTCAAGCCGCGCCCCAGTGTACGCCAACTCGACGCGCGGCGCCAGCGTCTTCTCGCCGCGGCCGGGCGCCTGGCGCCCCGCGCGGGGGACGCGGCCGTGTTCTGCGCGGTCGCCGCCGCGAGCATCGTGCTGTTCCTGGGAGGCGCGCGATGAGCGCCGCCGAGGGCCGCACGGCCAACCGGGTGCAGGTGCCGGAGGTCGATCCGGGGCAGCGCGACTGCGCCTGCGCCCTGTGCAAGGAGCTCGCCCGGGCACTTCCCGACGTGCGCGAGCTGTTCCGCAGCCACGCCCGGCTGTTCCGCGAGAACGCCGAGCTGAAGATCCAGCTTCGCGACGCGAGGGCCGATAAGGAGCGCCTGCTCTCCCGTATGGCGGAGATGCAGCAGCGCCTCGTGGCCGGGGAGCGCGGGTAGCCATGCGCGCCAGCGATTTCGCAAAGGTGGCCGAGGGCCAGATGCGCCTCGTGCGGTGCCCCCAGTGCGGCTGCTGGTTCCTCGCCGACGCCGCGTCCGAGGGCGAGGCCTGCCGTTCGTGCTACGAGGGGTGGACCCCCCCGAGGAGGGAGGTGAGCCGTGGGAGCCGCGGAATGCGGGAGGTTCGTCGATGAGCCCCGGTGCTTCGTCGTAGTCGTCAAGCAGAAGATCACCTGCGAGCAGGCCCAGGAGCTGGGCCGCGTACTCGGCCGCGCCGGGTTCCAGGGCGACTTCCTCTCCGGCACCGCCGCCGACCTCCTCTGGAAGGAGAAGAACGGCAAACGCAAGAAGAGGGAGGCGGTCTAGATGGCCTACGTGACAACCGATCGCCGCACCGGCAACTACCTGGTGCGCGCCTACGCCGGAATCCGCCCCGACACGGGGCGCCCCTTCAGCGTGAGCGAGACCCTGCCCGCCGCGGCCACCGAGGCCGAGATCGACGAGGCTCTCCGCCGCGTGGACGCCAGGGCCGCCGTCACCAAGGGCGACGCGGCGCTCATGACCGTGGGCACGCTGCTGGACTGGCACCTGGGCAACATGGAGGACGACGGGGCGAGCCCCACCACCATGAGCGCCTACCGGTCCTACCAGCGCCGCCACGTGGCGCCGCGCATCGGCTCGGTTCCGGTGGAGTCGGCCGACGCCGCCCTGTTCTCCCGGTTCTACCGCGAGCTGCGGCGCGACAGGGAGGCCGGCGGGGCGGGCCTGGCGGTGGCGACGGTGGAGAAGATCCACGCGATGCTCTCCGGCTGCTTCGTCAAGGCGGTGAGCGACGGTCTGCTGAAGGGCTCGCCCCTGGCGGGCGTGAAGGTGCCGCGCGGCAAGTCGCCGGAGGCGCGGCCGCTGCTGCCGGCGGACCTCGGGCGGCTCGTGGCGTGGCTGGACGCCGAGCTGGCGAGGCCGATACTCGATGAGGACGACTTCGAGGCATGGGCCCTCGCGACCATCATCGCCACGGCTCACGGGACGGGGCTCCGTCGCGGCGAGCTTTCCGCCCTGCGCCGGATGAGCCTGCGCTTCGATCCCGACGACGAGGACCACGATGCGCCGCGGGTTCTGCGCGTGAGCGAGAACGTGGTGTGGAAGCGGGGCGCCGGCTGGGTCTACAAGGATCCGAAGTCGGCCACGAGCAAGCGCAACGTCTCGCTGGGCGCCTCCGTTGCCGACGTGCTCGCGGAGTGGGATGTCACGTCGGCGGATCTGATCGACAGGGCCACGGGAGCGCTGCCTGGCGACATGAGCCCGCTGTTCTGCCATTTCGACGGCTCCATGTGGACGCCGACCGAGATCGCGGAGGGCTTCAAGGACGTGTGCCGGGCGGCTGGGCTGCCTCCGTGGGTGCACCTGCACACGCTTCGGCACACCCATGCGACCTACCTCTTGGAGCACGGCGAGAACGTGCGGACGGTGCAGGAGCGCCTCGGCCACTCGGACGTGCGCACGACGCTCGGCACCTACGGCCACGTGATGCCGGGGCGCGACGCCGAGGCGGCCCGGGCCTACGAGGAGGCCGCCCGCATCGTCGCGCAGCGCTCGCGCAGCGGCCATGGCCCGAGGTACGCCCCGAAATGCCCCCTATCGGGCAAAACGTGCGCCCGATTCGAGCGCCGGAAATTGGAAATGTAGTGCAAGGGAAAACGGGAAAGGAGCCGATAGATGACGATTCAGACGCCCCGCGTGCTACGCGAGCGCATCAAGCGGGAGAGGCGGGTCGTGGCGTCCAAGGAGTTCCGGGCCGCCGTCTCTTCGGCGGCCGAGGACGTGCTCACGCTCGCCCACTACCACGACCAGCGCCACAGGGCGTGCAGCCTGGCGACCAACTTGTCCAGACGGTTCGACGTGGGGTGGCTCCTATGCGAGAGGCTCGTCCTGGACGGGGCAGGGGTCCTGAGGAGGGACCCGGAGAACTGGTGGGAGGCCGCCGGGCTGTGCGCGGTGAACGAGAGGGGTGAGAAGTCGAATGAGTACACAGGGTTCATCCGCACCATCATCTAGTGGGCCGTCCTCGGCGCTGGTTGCCGATTGGTACGAGCAGTGGATCGCCACCTACAAGGTGGGCGCCGTGCAGAGGGTCACGCTCGGGAAGTACACCATGGCCCTCAAGCGCCTGCGGGAGATCGCGCCGGACCTGCGCCTCGCCGACCTCGACCGCATGGCCTACCAGCGCATCATCAACGCCTACGCGGTCGACCACGAGAAGGCCACCGTCACGGACTTCCACCACTGCCTGAAGGGCGCGCTGCTGGACGCCCTGGACGAGGGGCTGCTTGAGCGCGACCCGACCAGGAAGGTGGTGCTTAAGGGCAAGCCGCCGGGGAAGAAGAAGCAGAAGTACCTCAGCGTCTACGAGCTGCAGAGCCTGCTGCGGGTGCTGAAGCTGGACGGCGAGCACAACTGGGACTGGTGCATCCTCATCGCGGCCAAGACCGGGCTGCGCTTCGCGGAGGTGCTGGGGCTGACGCCGGCGGACTTCGACTTCGAGCGTCAGCTCCTCAACGTCGACAAGACGTGGGACTACAAGGGCGGCGGAGGGTTCAAGCCGACCAAGACCGGATCATCGGTCCGCAAGGTCACCATCGACTGGCAGATGGTCGGGCGCCTGTCGGTGCTCACGAAGGATATGCCGCCCGATGATCCCATATTCGTGCCGAAGGACTGCACGATATACAACTCGACGGTCAACGGGGTCCTCGCCAGAAGGTGCAAGGAGGCGGAGGTGCCCGTCATCGGATTCCACGGGCTGCGCCACACCCACGCCTCGATGCTGCTGGCCTCAGGCGTGTCCATCGCCAGCGTGTCGAGAAGGCTGGGCCACGCGTCCATCGACATCACCCAGAAGGTCTACCTGCACGTCGTGAAGGAACTGGAGAGCAAGGACACGGACGCCATCATGCGCTCCATGGCCACGCTGCTCTGACGGAAAGGAGAAAGACATGGAAGAGAGCAAGGATCGGCCGTGCATATGGACCCGGCTGCACGACACGACGGGCCAGTGCCACTACGAGACGGAATGCGGAAAGCAGGTGTTCGCGCCCAGGCAGCTCGAGGCCGGAGACCCGGAGTACTGCTACGGCTGCGGCCGCCGCGTGGATCTCGCCGAGGACTGCAGCATTCGCTGAATGGGAAAGGAGCCGGAAATGGGAGAAACGAAGCAAGGGGAGTGGACGGCCCTCGTCCCCTTGAGCGCGGGCGAGGTGATCGAGATAGCCGTGGCGCTCGAACTCGCCGAGAAGGAAAACCCGACGCGGTCGCGATTTGCCCAGGAGTTCTACGCCCGCGCGAAGGCGGCGCTCCTGGAATCGCTCGCGTCGTCGCCGTGCGAGGAGTGCCAGGGCGAGGACTTCGGCGACTGTGCCGGCTGCGGCAGCGTGCCCGTCAGCGCTGGCAACTACGAGTGGAACGCCGAGCCCTCCGGGCGCGTGTTCGGGGGAGGTGCCGAAGATGCCTAGGCAGCGGATGATAAAGCCGGATTTCTTCGACTCCGGCAGCCTCGCCGAGTGCACGCGCGACGCGCGGCTCGTGTTCGTGGGGCTGTGGGTCATGGCCGACGACAAGGGGAACATGAAGTTCAACGAGCGCAAGCTGCAGAAGCAGCTGTTCCCCTACGACGATCTGGATCCGCGCATGCTCATGGTGTGGCTCGCGGAGCTTGAGGACGTGGGGTGCATAAAGGCCTACGAGGCGCAGGGCGACGTGTGCATCAGCGTGCCCAACTTCCTCACCTACCAGACCATCAAGAACCCCTCCAAGACGACCGTTCCGGAGCCGCCCGAGGGGCTTAAGGACGGCCCCCGCACCGACTATTTCACGAGTAGGAGTTATCAACTGTGGGGCATCACTAACCCACATATTCCACCCTGCTTCCCCAGTACTTTTTCCACAATCGGAAACAGTGTTTCCACAATCGGGAATGGGGTGGAAATGGAGGACGCCCCCACCACTTACCCACAATTAACCACCAAAGTGCCGCCAAGTAAAGAAAGAAGTAAGGAAGTAATTTCTTCTTCTCCTTTTGGAGAAGAAGAAATTACTCCTGGGAACGTTGAGGCCAGGCCAGATTTCCATGAGCCGGTTGAAAACCCGAACGCCTGCCCCGAGTGCGGATCCGAGGATCGGGTCGAGCCCAAGGGCGAGCACCTCATGGCCTGCCATGCGTGCGGCGCCGTGTGGGAGAAGAGAGGTGCCCATGCTGCGTGAGTTCATCGCCGAGGAGGGCGTGATCGACCCGGAGGCCGTATCCGGCGGGCGCACCACCGAGGTCGTCCGCTGCGGCGACTGCCGGTGGTTCCGGGTCGGAAGCAGCTGCAGCTTCTGCGAGTGGTGGCACCGCAAGGTTCCCCGCCACGGCTACTGCCACCACGGCGCGAGGCTGGAGGGTGAGCGATGAGGCGGCTCGGCAGGGTGTGCGTCGCCGGGGCGCTGGCGATCGCGGCCGTCCTGGTGGTGGCGATCATCGACGAGCAGAGCAGGCTGATGTAGGGCCTGCGATCCAACGAAAGGAGACCAAGATGCGTTTCACGGAAATCGGGGGCGAGACTATCGGCTACTTCGACCTGGAGGACATGGCGCCCTGCCGCGTCTGCGGAGTGGCCCCCTTGCTCAAGGAGAACCAGGGCCAGGCGACGCGCCTGGAGTGCCCGAACTGCGGCATCCGCACGCGCCAGAGCACGTCGGGAAGCTGCTACGGCGAGTGGAACGCCGTCATGGGCGGCCCGACGCGCGAGCAGCTGATCGCCGCTCACGTCGCCGGGGAGGAGCCCCCGCGCGCCGCTTTCCATCCGGTCATCCGGCCATACGAGCGCGGCGACGCCCCCGAGGTGCGCGTCGCCTACCTCCGCGGCGTGATCCTGCAGGACGGATCGTTCAACTGCAACGGCCACTGCGCGTTCATACGCGACGACGGAGGCATTGGCCCCGACAGCTGCGGCCCCGAAGACCTGTTCGTGGAGGTGGGATAGATGGCCGATAATCTGAAAACGAGTCGCGACGGCACCCCCACCGGGGAGATGGTGGCCGAGTGGCTGCGCGCGAACGGCTACGACGGGCTGTGCAACCCCGACGCTGGATGCGGGTGCGGGTTGGACGACCTCATGCCATGCAATCAAGCCAGCGATAGCTTCTGCGTGTGCGCCTATGAGGTGCCGGACAAGGAGGGTCGTTCTGGCGATTGTTTCTACTGCGTGAGCAACGGCGAGCAGGACGAGCCGTCCGACACCCTTGAGGCGGTGGCCAGGGACATGTGGGTGTGGGCGCTCGGCATCGCGACTCAAAACTGGACCATCGTCCCCGAGCGGGTGGATGCTTTCGGCAGGCGCCTGCGCAAGCTGGGGGTGACGCTCGATGAGTGGTAGGAGCCTCAAGAGCATCGCCATCGGCCTGGTGCGGGCCTACAACGACGAGGAGGTGGCGTTCAAGGACGAGGCCCGCGAGCTCGCGCGCTGGTTTGACGACCAGGGGGAGTACGACCTTGCGGCGCACGTCATGGCGCAGTTCGGCGGGGCCGGCACGTTCTCCACGATGGAGATAGACCCTCTGCCCAAGGTTGCGCGCGACATGTACGCCACCATCGTCTCCCTTGCCGGTCCTGACAGCGCCGAGGCCAAGGGCTACCGGATCCGCCTCGCCAACTACATGAGGGACTTCGACCGGATGGGGGTGGTATAGATGGCCAGGCAGGTATGGGTTGGCGGTCGGAAGTACGGCTCCGTCACGGCCGCCGCCGTGGCCCTGGGTTGCGACAAGTCTCAGGTATGCCGCGCGGCCAAGTACGGAGACATGCTGAAGGGCCGCAAGGTCTCCTATGTGCACCGGGCCTGCGTCAAGGAGCATCCGGTGCCGCGCGAGTTCCGCTGCAGGACGTGCGGCGCGCCCGTGGTGGTGGACGACCCCGCCGACAAGCGCACGGTGTTCTGCTCTCCGGTGTGCGGCCGCCGCTACTGGCGCCACCCCGAGAGGTACGAGAGATGACCCGCTGGGAGCGCAGCGACCCGCTGGGGGCATCGGAGGTTGCCGTGGACTCGTTCAGGGCGATGATGGCCTTCCTGCGCATGGAGGAGCGCCCCAGGTTCACCGAGGACGTGCGGGAGTCGCTGCGGGATCGCTGCGCCACCCTGGCGGCCGCCACGGGACAGATGGATGCGGGTCAGCGCGGCAAGGGCATCAGCTTCGACGAGCTGCCGTTCTGCTTCATCAACATCGCCGTCGCCGCCTGCATCCTCGTCATGAGTGGGAAACTCGACGAGCTGGAGGTGGAGGAGTGACCGGTAGTGACGGGCGCGTGAGGCTCAAAGTCCTCGACAGCCGCGGGCGCGAGGTGGACGCCTGGAGGATGTGCTTTCGCAAGTGCCGGTACCCGACTCGGGCCAGGGCCAAGCGGGCCGCCAGGAAGCACGGGCTGCACGTCTACCGATGCCCGCTGTGCCGGCAGTGGCACCTGACCTCCAGGCGCGGCCGCCGGACGCCCAAATGGCGCGGAAAGGCGCCGGGCGGCGATGGCGCAGCGGGCGCGCAGCAGCGGACGGGCGATAACCGACCGTAAACGACCGATGACCTGCGGCGGCGCGCCCATCGGACGCCGCCGCCGCTTTGGAAATGTAATGCAAGATTCACGTATGAAAGGAACGATCGACATGACTTTCGAGAACAACCTGTACGGACTCAACGAGCGCCTTTTCGCGGAGATGGACCGCCTGGAGGCGGCAGACGGCGACGACCTGCAGGAGGAGATCGGGCGGGCCAAGGCGCTGCGCGAGCTCGGCCAGACCGTCATCGCCAACGGCAACCTGATGGTGAGCGCATCCCGCGAGATGACCGCCCAGGGCCAGGCCGTCCAGGTGCCGAAGGGGCTCCTCGGTGCCTAGCAGGGTGCCAGAGGCCGAGCAGGCGTGGCTCCGCGAGAACTACGCGCACGGCACCATCTACGACACCCTGGACGCCTTCGAGGCCGAGTTCGGGTGGCGGCCGTCGAAGAGAACGCTGTACGTGAGGGCCCACAAGCTCGGCCTCCGCAAGCTTCGGCAGGATCCCGAGTTCCGCGGCCGCCGCGCCGAGACGACCATCCGCTGGTCCTGCGAGCCCGAGATGGAGGAGTGGATGCTGGAGCACGACGGCGGACGGCCTCATGATGACGTGGCGGCCGCCTTCCACGAGCGCTTCGGCATCTGGCTCACCAGGGGGCAGATCAACATCTTCCGCGCCCGCAACGGGCTGCAGACGAAGGATGGCTGCGGCGGCCGCCCCGCCCGACCGATAGGCTACGAGCGCAGGACGAAGGGCGGCATCCTCGTCAAGGTTGCCGAAAGGGCGACGGTGCCGATGAGCAAGGACAACTGGCGCTTCAAGCACCACATCGCCTACGAGGAGGCGTGGGGGCCGGTCCCTGACGGGTACGTGGTGTATGCCGTCGACGGCGACAGCTGCAACTGCGACCCGGAAAACCTCGTCGCCATACCCCGCCGCACAATGGGCGCCGTCAACCAGCTGCGGGGCGAGGGCGCGACGTGGGAGAGCCGCGAGGAGTTCCTGGCGGTGGCGGCGGAGCGGTCCCTGGCGGTCGCGATCAACGACGCGGAGAGCCGCATCCCCAGGAAATGCGCCGTGTGCGGTGCCGAGTTCGCCGAGACGGCGGAGCAGCGCAGGTACGGCGGCCGCACTGCGACGTGCCCGGCCTGCATCGCCGCGGGACGCGGGGCCAGGGGCGACCGTGGGGATAAGGCCCCGACCGTCTGCGCCGTGTGCGGCAGGACGTTCCCCCGCAGCCAGAAGAACCAGAGGAGGTGCCCGGAGTGCATAGCGAGGAGCCCGAAGAGGACGGCCGCCCGCCAGAGGGAGGAGGAGCGCCGAGGCCGCGAGTGAAGCGGTGCCCCTGCTGCATGAGGGTCAGGCCCGTCTCGAAGTTCGGCGAGAACCGGCTCACGGAGAGCGGCCTGGCCATCGTCTGCCTCGACTGCGCCCGCGAGGTGTTCAGGCGCGGGCGCAGGCTCTGGCCGTAGCGCAGCGGCCGCGCAGCGCGATCGAAAGAGAAGGAGCGTAAAAGGCGGTGCCGATCTGGGCTCGAATGCCCTCCGGCCCCGCCTTCGCGCATTGGAAATGTGGTGCAAGGGGATGATATAATTAGACTATATATCAGAGGAAGGAGGATCCATGGCCACACCGGCGCAGACGGCGGCCGTCGCCAAGTACATCAAGAACCACACGAGGCGGTTCACCATCCAGTTCCACAAGGACAACGAGGCCGACGTGATAGAGCACTTGGAGGCCCAGGAGAACGTCACCCAGTACATCAAGGGCCTGATCCGGGCCGACATGGAAGCGAAAAAGTAACCAGAATATCTTAAATATCTATTGACTACCTGATGAATCTATAATATAATATAGTCATCAGGTAAGGAGAAAGGAGCCTTGCCATGGACGAAAGGAACGAAGATATGAACCCGACAGAGTTCGAAACGTTCAAGAGGTTGCTGCTCATCCAGCTTGAGCGAATCAAGAAGGCCGAGAGCCTCGATGAAGCCAAGGAGATCAACGAAGAGACGATCAAGGCCATCACCGGAGAGTAGCAAGAATGGGTCGGGCCGAGGAGAAATCCTCGGCCCGGGGCTTTTATAGGATACCACAACCACGCGCGAGCCGGGCGCAAGAGAGGACCAGCCATGATGCAGTACTGCCCTCATTGCGGCGGCTCGCACCCGCGCGGCCAGCGCTGCCGCTGCCAGCCGCGCAAGCGCCGCCCAACGGCGGCCGACGCCACCCGCGCCGAGCGCGAGCCCTGGCGCAAGCGCTATAATGATGCCGAGTACCGGCGCGCTCGCCAGCAGGTCATGGAGGCGCAGCGCGGCCTGTGCAAGCGGTGCGGCCGCGTGTGCGCCCGCAAGGTCGGCGGGCGCTGGATGTGCGCCGACTACGGCGGCGAGATACACCACGAGGACGCGCTGTGCGACGGCGGCGGCCACGACAGGCTGACGCTGCTCTGCAAGAGCTGCCACGCGATCCTCGACGCGCGCAGGAGGCGCGCGAGCTAGCCTCCCGACTGACCCCCCTAACCCCTTCCAAAATCAGGAAGGGGAAACCCATTCCCCGCGCGCCCTCCCTCCTTTCCGCGAGCACGAAATTGGGCGATTCCGGGCCGCCGCGGGAGCCGCGAAAATCCCTCCGCAACGCTAGCGGGACGGCGGCGGCAACGCTAAATCTCACGCCAGAGGTAACATCGTGCCCGTAGAGATACGCGACGGCGCGAGGAGGCGAGAGGGCCAGTGATACGGAAATGCGAGGTGTGCGGGCGGGACTTCGCCGCCAGGCGCAGCACGGCCCGCTACTGCTCGCCCACCTGCCGGTCGCGGGCGCACCGGGGGTACCCGTGCCCGCCGAGCAAGGCCCCGGCGACGCCGGCGCCGGGCGCGCTCATGACCACCGACGAGGTGGTGGGCGTCGTGGAGCGGGCCCACGAGTCGGCCGCCGACCTGTCGCGGGCGTCGCTTTTGACCCCATCTCCTCTGTGCCTGTCGCTCGCGGCGGCGGCATCGAAGATCGAGGACGCCCTTAGAAGCGAGGGCCTATGAAGGGCCGGAAGCCGCAGGACGGCGCCATCCGGCGCGGGCTGAAGGATCGATACGGGCTCGCCGAGGAGCGCCGCGGCGTGGCCATGCCGCCGGAGGTCGCCGCCGACCTCGTACAGAGCGAGATATGGTCGCTCATCGCGCCGCCGGTCAACAACTTCAGCGAGGCGGACATCCCGACGCTGAAGCTTCTGGTCTACTGGCACGCGCTCGCCGCCCAGGTGCAGCAGGACATGGCCGGCGAGTACGGCGCCATACGGGCCCTGGAGCAGGTCGGCGAGAAGGGCGGCGAGGACGGCGAGCCGGGGACGCCGGTGACGAGGAAGCACCCGGGCGTGTCGGTGCTCAAGACGTGCTCGACGGAGATCCGCGCGCTGTCGGACCAGCTGGGGCTGTCGCCCCTGGCCCGGTCGCGCATCGGGCTCATGGACGCCGTGACCGTGAAGACCGCCGCCGACACCGCCGCCATGTTCCAGTCCATCGACGCGGCCTACGCCAAGCTCTTGCCGGACGGCGAGGCCGAGGTGGTGGAGGTCGAGGATGTATAGGACCCCCACCGAGTACAGCCCCGAAGGGCTGGTGATGGCGCGCGACTACGAGCGGTGCATGTCCTCCATGTGCAAGCACGTCGCCAACGACGAGTACTACGGCACGCCGTTCCTCCTGGAGCCCTTCCAGCGCGAGAACATCTGGCTGCCCCTGTTCGCCTGCGGCGAGGTCCGCGGCGGCCGGTGGCGCCGCACGCACCGCCGCGCCATCATCGGCCTTCCGTCGGGGTACGGCAAGACCGAGACGGCGGCGGCCATCGTGCTCACCGTGGCGACCATGGAGGTGCGCCACAACGGCCAGTACGGCGTGGTGGCGTCCAGCATGGACCAGGTGAAGAACATCTTCGAGAAGATCGCCACCATGATCAAATTGAACGACACCTGGGCCAAGCAGTGGGAGATCGGGACCAGGGTCATCACGCACCGCGAGACCGGGGCGCGCATCATGGTTCTGCCGAACAAGGCCGACGCCCTGGAGTCCTGGCATTTCAACGTGCTCGTGTTCGACGAGATGCACGTCTACAAGGACAGCAAGGTGTGGGACGCCGGCCTGAAGGGCCAGAAGTCCATCGCGAAGACCAACCCGCTCGCCATCGGCATCACCACGGCCGCCGACGCCCAGGAGGGCTTTTTATGGGACGTGCTGCAGGAGGCCGACAAGGATTCCGGCATGTACGTCTACTGGTTGGGGCTCGACGAGAAGGACGACATCGACGACCCGCGGGCGTGGGAGAAGCTCATGATCGCGTCATGGATCGACTGGGAGTCAATCGAGGACCAGCGAAACACGGCCACGTCCAAGCGCTCGTTCGAGCGCTACACCGCGAACCGGTTCCCGGGGAAGAAGGACGAGTACAGCTGCTTCTCCGCGCGCCAGCTGAACGCCCTCGTCCGGCGCAAGAACGACTTCGATTTCGACAAGGCCTACACGCTCGGCATCGACGGCGCCACCTCCGGCGACTGCTACGCCATCGTCGCCTACCAGAAGCGCAAAGACGAGAAGGGGAAGAGCTACTCGTGCACCAAGGAATGGGTGTTCGACACGCCCGACGAGGACACGGGGCACTACCCGCTCAATCAGATCATGGAACTTGTAGCGGGGCTCTGCCAGAAGCACTGGCCCGAGGTGGTGGCCATCGATCCCAACCGCATGATCGTGATGGACTCGCAGCTGCGGGATACCTACGGCATCGAGACCACGGCCTTCGCGCAGAACAACGCCACCATGTGCCAGGCGACGGCCATCGTCCAGCACCTGGTGAAGAGCAAGGAGCTTCGGCTGAAGAAGTGCCCGAAGCTCAAGCAGCACCTGGCGAACTGCGTCGAGGAGGATCGCGAGCCCTACGGCACGCGCTTCGGCAAGGACTCGAAGAAGAGGAAGATCGACGCCGCCATTGCCCTGGCGATCGCGTCTCTGGCCTGGGACAAGCTGGTGGCGGGCAGGGAGCACTACGTCGCGCTGAACGACTGATCTCACGCGGGGGGTAGGATTCTCGCGACGCAAAGGAGGAAGACTTGGGCCGCATCATGGATTTCATAACGGGGGCCGACCTCAAGCCCGGCTACCGGGCAGAGGCGCAGCCGGCGGCCGAGCCGCAGCCGGTTCCGGACGAGGGGCCCCGCATCGTAACCGTCGGCGAGATCGGGGACGTCGGCCTGTCGACCGTGGCCGGATACGGCGCGCTTATGTCGGTCGACTACATGGCCTGCGAGCAGACCAAGGCGCGGTCGCTCTCGTCGCTGCCGTTCTCGGTGGTGTCACGCTCCGGCCAGTGGGAGTCGTTCCCCGAACACCCCCTGGCGGTGCTCTTCAACGGGATGGCCAACGAGGAGATGACCGCGGCGCAGTTCATGTCGTGGCACCGGCTGCGCTGCGACACCTTCGGCACCGCCTACTGGCGCGTTGAGTGGTGGCGCGGCGTGCCCGTGGCCGTGTGGCCCGTGCTGTGCGGTGTGTTCCGCGACTTCGACCGCTCGCGCCCGGAGGGGCGGCGCACTGTCTTCGAGCTTTCCGGCGACAAGTACAACCCGGCGGGGCGCTACTTCGCCGACGAGGTGGTGTCCGTGACGACCCATGTCACGAAGACCGGCACTAAGGGCGAGTCCCTGGCGCGCCTGGCCGCCAAGCAGATCGGTCTCTCGGTCGATCTTGAGCGCTTCTACAAGTCGATGCTCGACAACGGCAACCACCAGCTCGGGCACGTCGAGATTCCCGAGGGCCATCACGTGAGCGAGCAGGAGAAGGCCGATCTGAAGGAGGCCATCGCCCGCAAGCGCGGCGTGGGGGAGGCGGGCAAGGCGCCCATCTTCTCGGCCGGCGCCAAATGGGTGACCGACCAGCAGACCATGAGGGACGCCTCGCTCATCGAACAGCAGACGTGGATCCTGCACCAGGTGTGCCGCGCCTGCAACGTGCCGCCGTGGAAGGTGTACGACAAGACGGGCACCACCTATCAGGGGAGCCAGCAGTCCAACATCGACTACGTCACCGACACCATAGTCCCCGACGCCCGCGCCATCGAGCTCGCGCTGCGGCCGGTGCTCGACTCCATGGGAGACCGGGACAAGGCTGCCAAGCTCAACGTGAAGGGACTCATGCGGGGCGACGACCGGTCCCGCTCCCAGTACTTCCGCGAGATGGCCTACCTGGGCGCCTACACGCCGAGGCGCATTTGCGAGCTGGAGGACGTGGATCCGACCGGGGTGCTGGACAAGCCGCTGTTCCCGCTCAACTACGGCACCGTCGAGGAGGACGGCAGCGTGACCGTCTACTCGAACGCCGCCAAGGCCCCGGGCGACGGGAGCCAGACCGGAGTGACCGACAAAGGAGGCATGAATGTTCGAGGTTAAGAACGAGGGCCAGAGGGCCACGGTCTACATCTACGGAACCATCGGGGACGACTGGTGGTGCCCCGAGGACGCCAACCGAGCGAAGGACTTCTCGCAGACGCTGGACGAGCTATCGCCCAAGCCGCTGGACATCCGCATCGACAGCTGCGGCGGCGACGTCTACGAGGGCTTCGCCATCGCCGGGGCCATCGCCCGCTACGAGGGGGAGACCGTCGCCCACGTCGACGGCATCGCCGCCTCCGCCGCGAGCTACATCGCCCTCATGGCGGATCGCGTGTCGATGAGCGACTACGCCTTCCTGATGATCCACAACGCCTGGACGTGCTGCCAGGGCAACCGCGACGAGCTGCGCACCACGGCCGACCGCCTGGAGGGCATCGACGGCTCCATCGCGCAGATCATCGCATCGCGCTCCGGGATGGCCGTCGAGGACGTCGCCCATGCGATGTCCGCCGAGACGTGGTACACCGCCGAGGGGGCGAAGGAGGCGGGGCTGTGCGACGAGGTGGTGGAGACCGAGGAGCGCGTGGCCGCAAGAATCGAGCCGGCGATCGCCGCCCGGTTCCTCAACGTGCCCGAGAGCGTGTACGCGTCCGGGCGCCGTCCCGAGACGGACGCCGCAGTCCCGCCGGCGGCTGACGGTTCGAAGGGAGAAAACGTCACTGAAGTGGGAGAACCCGGCAAATCTCACGCCGGGGGTAACATGGTCGGCACCGAGTTCGAGGGCAAGGCGATCGTTCTCGGCAACCGCGTGTACCGCCGAAAGGAGAATTGATGTTCTACAACAGCAAAGAGCTCTGGGCAGAGCGCAACAAGCTCGTCGAGAACCAGCGCGCCCTCATGGACGAGGACAAGGTGGACGAGGCCCGCATCGTCGAGGGGCAGATCAAGCAGATCGACCTCACGCTGGAGCACGTGCTGGACGAGGAGGAGAAGCTGCGCAGCAGCGCGAGCATCAAGAAGACACCGCGCGCGAGCTTCGCCGAGCAGATCCTCGGCGCCCGCGACGAGTTCCGCGGCCTGGAGGTCGGCTTCCGCGCAGAGGGCGACCCGACCGTGACCACCGTCACGGCTCCCACCGAGACCGAGCTGACCATCCCCGGCAAGCGACCGGCCCTGCTCAACAACTTCGCCGCGACGCTCGGCTCCGCTGAGGCCGCCGGCGACGTCGAATTCAAGCAGCGATCGACCCAGTACGGCGAGCCGGGCACGTGGGGCGGCGTCACCAACGGGACGTCAGCGACCAAGAGCAAGGTCGTCTACACCTGGAAGACCGCCAAGGCCCTCAAGGAGACCATCGCCGGCTACGTGCCGGTGTCCAAGGACACGCTGAAGGACTACGCCGAGCTGGCGACCATCATCGAGAACGACCTCATCCTGGATGTGAACGAGAAGGAGAACGGCAAGTTCCTCACCGGAAACAACTCGACCGGCATCGTCGGCATCCTGAACACCGCGGGCATCCTCGTCTACACCACGGCCTCGGCGGCGCTGTACTACGAGGCCATCCGCATCATGCGCAACAAGGTCATGAAGGAGGCCCGCCGAGTCCCCACCCACGTCTGCCTGAACCCGGACATCAAGGCGGCCATCGACCTGTACAAGACCGAGACGGGCCTCTACCAGTTCCTGGGGGACAACGTGCTCTGGGGAATGGAGGTCGTGGAGGACTTCGACTGCGACGGCATCCTGGTGTACGACGCGACCTGCGCCCGCAAGCGCCCCGTCCACACTATGAGCGTGGAAGTCGGATACGTGAACGCCCAGTTCATCCAGAACGAGCTGTCCATCCTGGCCGAGAAGACCACGGCCCTGCAGGTCACCTACCCCGACGCCTTCTGCTACGCGTCGAAGACCGACCTCGACAAGGCGCCGACCGCCGCGACGACCCCGACCACCCCGTCGCAGGGCGACTCCGGCAAGCAGCAGTAAGGGGGTCATCATGTTCACGTGTCCAGAGCGCGTCATCCGCGACGGGAAGCTCGTGTGCTTCGCCGGACAGGTCATGAGTGAAGAAGAGGCCGAGGCGCTGGGGCTCGCCGCCGCCCCGGCCTCCACCGAAGCTCCGGCGGCGCCGAAGGAGCCGACCGCGGTCGAGATCAAGGCCGAGCTCGAAGCCCTCGGCGTTTCCTACGACAAGAAGGCAAAGAAGGCCGACCTGAAGGAGCTGCTGGCGGAGGCCAAGGCCACCGCCGCCCCGGAGGGCGATCAGAGCGACGATGACGCCGCCGACGATGAGCCTGGCTCCGAAGAAGAGGCCGGCGACGGGGGAGACGAGTAGCCATGCTCGTCATGCCGGGAGAGACGGTGCGCATCGCGAACGACGAGAGGGTGTCGCTGGGGCTTGACGCGGACGTCGAGGCGCGCAGCGTCCGGCTCACGCCGCGCTTCGGCGACGCCGCCGAAATCGAGGCGGGGGAGGACGGCCTTTTCCCGTTTCCCACGTTCCCCTGCCCCAACGAAGTAGGCATCGAGTGGCTGTCAAGCTCCGGCGACGCCCTCTTCCGCTCGCGGGCCATCGTGTGCGACCGGCACTACTTCCCGCTCTCGGCGCTGTCCGGCTACGGGCACGGGAGCGACGACTTCGACGAGCTGCCGGAGGACGACCTGCGCCGCGCGCGCCAGGCGGCCACGGAGGTGTTCGAGGCGGCGGCGCACCGCGCCTTCGTCCGGCGCATCGGGCGCGTCTCCGACTTCGGAGGCGACGGGCTGCTGAGCACGGGCGTCGATCCTATCCGCGAGGTGCTCACGCCGGGCTACCGACAGGCGGGCTACTCGCTGATCGAGCGCGACGGCCGCTGCGGCCGCGCGTTCCCCTGCGAGGTGGAGTTCATCTACGGCCGCGACGAGGTGCCCGCCGAGGTGTCCCGCGCGGTCCTGGAGCTGGCGGCGTACACGCTGCGCCCGTCGAACCGCCCCGTCGGCGCCACGGGCGAGAGCACGGACGCCGGCGGCTACATCCACTTCATCACGGCCGGGCGCGACGGGGCGACCGCCGTCCCGGAGGTGAACGCGGCCATCGAGATGTTCGGCCGAGGGGAGGCCTGCGTATGGTAGAGGGCGCCAAGAGCATCATCTTCCCGGTGCGGGAGGCCAAGGAGGCCATAGGGCGCCGCATGGAGGCGGTCTTCTCGCCCGGCGTCCTCGGGCGGCTCTACCCGGGCGTCAAGGTGCCGGAGACCTCCGAGGGGTTCCCGGTCAACGAGCCTCCCTTCTACGTGGCGTGGGACGAGATCGCCGACGCCGGCAGCGTGTCGGGCGCCGTGACCATGGGGCACCCGGAGGTGTCCTTCGACCTCCACGTGTGGCTGTTCGCGCAGCACCGCGAGAAAAAGGTGGCGGCGGACACGGCGATCGCCTACGCCGATGTGGCCCTGGCGGCCCTCGCGGCCGACCAGACACTCAACCGCACCGTCGACATGGCGGTGCCGTCGATAACCAACGCCGGGACGGCGGCCGACTCCTCGAAGCGCTACATGGCGTCCGTGGAGATAACCGTGGGCTGCTCCGTGGCCTCGGCCTGCCCGGCAGAGATCAAGGAGGCAGTCGATGCGGCTAATCGCAGTCTGTGACTTCGAGGCGTGCACGGGAGCGCGCCGCTACGGCATGAAGAAGGGCCAGCGCTTCGACGGCCCGGCAATCGACGGCGAGCGGCTCGCCCGCCAGGGACTGGTCGCGGAGGAGAAGCCCCGCGCGACGAGAAAGGAAAAGACGGATGATTAACGTCTCCATCGGCCTCATCGGGGCCGCCCTCCAAACAGACAAGGACACGCCGGCGGCCGCGCCGACGTTCACCCACGGGCTCACCGGCGGCAAGGTCGCCAACCTGGAGCGTAGCATCGAGAGCGCGAGCGTCTCGTGCGGCGTGCGCGCCGGCACCGACTCCTACGTGGCGTCCATCGCCTCCGGCCTCGACTTCGACACCTACGGCTACGCCGACGTGCTGCCGCTGTACCTCTACGGGTGCCTGGGGGCCATCGCCTCGAAGGCGGCGACGAAGGCCGGGTTCTACGAGCATACCGTCACCTTGGGCGACACGCTGCCCTACCTCACGTTCTGGGGCCGCATCGGCAGCGAGTACACGCGCACCGACGGGTGCAAGGTCGACCAGATCGAGATGGAGTTCGAGGGAAACAAGCCCGTCAGCTTCGGCGTCACGGCCATCGGCATGGCGACGCTCCTCGGCCTGGAGTCCATTCCCGGCGCCGGCGACCCCTCGTGCTTCGACGGGTACTTCGTCCCGACGAACGGCACGTTCAAGCTTGACACCGCCAGCGACACGGCGACCGACGCCCCCGTCATCAGCGGCGCGCTCACGCTGGCAAACTCCTGCAGCACCGCGCCCCTGGCCGGGCAGATCTCGCCCGGCTCGGTGGACGAGGGCAAGCTCACCTCCTCCGGCAACGTCAAGGCGCGCCCGGACGACCTGTCCCTCTACAAGGCCATGATCACCGGCAGCCCCACGGGCACGGTGCCCACCGGCAAGATCGTCTACGGATCCTTCGAGTGGGAGTTCACCCATTCCAAGGACGCCGACTACAAGATGACCGTGAAGGCGACGCACGTCCCGTTCACCGCCGAGTTCCCCGAGGTGAGCCCGGACGGCGGCAGCGCGGAGATCCAGTTCGACTTCGCGGACATCGGCATCGACTCGCGCGGGGGCAGCCCCGTGGAGATAACCGTGGTGAACGCCACGGAGAGCTACATCTAGGAAGAGAAAGGAAACGGGAAATGAAGAACTACGGACTGGCGCGCAAGATCAGCGCCTGCGACATCACCACCGGCGAGGAGACGGAATTCGTCACGGCGCCGGCCGCCTACATGCAGGCGAAGCTCTGGTGCGGCAAGCACCTCAAGGGCATCGACGAGGACGTGGTGGGCGCCTACGAGAACTACGCCTGGATGTACTTCGGCGCGCGCCTCGCCGGCAAGTCCGAGGAGCTGGGGCTGCCGCCCGAGCTCACCCGCGAGGGCATCGACGAGATGTCGGAGCGCCTCGCCATCTACTTCGACGCCGTCGAGGAGGGCGACCTCCCTTTGGCGAAGAGTGGAGCGTCGAAGAAGAAATAGCGGCGCTCGCCAGAATTTCCGGGCAGAGCCTCTACGGGCTCTGCCTCGCACTTGAGAAGTACCCGGACGTCTACATGGCATTCCGCGACCTGCACACGGGGCAGGGAGAGCCGCGCGGGGAGTCGTTCCACGACCGACGGGAAAGGACCCGTGATCAGAGGATCAGAAGGCTCGCGCATTGAACTCCGAAGTTGTCTATATGAGATCAGGCCGCGGCGGCAACTTCGTCGTGCAGATGGAGGGCCTGGACGTGCTCATGCGGGCGTTCGCCCAGTCGGACAAGGCGGCCCAGCAGGGCATCAAGAGCGGACTCGAGCGCGCGGGCCGGCCGGTGCTGGCGTCCGCCCGCGCGAACGCCCGCCGCATCGCCGACGACGGCACCTTCGCGGCCAGGATGTCGATCCGCTTCCGCGTCAACGCGTCGCGCATGGTGCTCTGCAACAGCGACCCCGCGGCCGGCGTCAAGGAGTTCGCCAGGCGCGGGGCCAAGACCATCGCATCGAAGGGAACGCCGCGGGCCGACGCGCGCCTGCGCATGAGGTCGGGCGTCGGCGTCCCGCGCCGCGCCGACGCGCCGCGCGCCATGATCCCCGCCGTGAACTCCAACATCGACACGACCCGCGCCCTCATCGACGCCGAGGTGGCGCGCGCATTCGAGGCGATCTTCCATGGCTAAGTCATCGGTGACCATAGCCATCTCCGGCTCCTACAACGGCCGCGCCATGGCCAAGGCCGAGGAGGACCTGCGGCGCCTGCGCGTGCGGACGGCCTCCGAGATGGGCGGCGCCGCCGGCGCCATCACGGATTTCGGCGGCAAGCTCGGCGAGGCGGGCGGCAAGGTCCACAACTTCGGATACGGCATGGAGCAGGTTGGCTCCAAGGCGACCCGCGCCCTCACGGTGCCCATAGCGGCGGCCGCCGCCGCGTGCGGCGCCGCTGCGATCGAGATCGACACCTCGCTCACAAGCGTGCGCAAGACCGTCGACGGCACGGAGGAGCAGTACAACCAGCTCAAAGAGGCGGCCATCGAGTTCAGCAAGACGAACGCCGTCAGCGCCTCGCAGATCCTCGACATCCAGGCCCTGGGAGCGCAGCTGGGCTACAGCATCGACGAGCTGCAGGAGTTCGGCGAGGTCGTGAGCGGTCTCGACATCGCGACCAACATGAGCGCGGAGGAGGCGGCCACCGAGCTGGCGCAGTTTGCCAACATCATGGGGATGTCGCACGACCAGACGCGCAACTTCGGCTCGACCATCGTGGAGCTGGGCAACAACTTCGCGACGACGGAGGCCGACATCTCGCACATGGCCATGCGAATCGCCGGTGCCGGCAAGTCCATCGGGCTCACCGAATCCGACGTGCTGGGCCTGGCCACGGCTCTGTCGTCCATGGGCATCGAGGCCGAGGCCGGCGGCACGGCCATCTCCACCATCATGTCCAACATCGACAAGGCCGTGGCGACGAACGCCGGCTCGGTCAAGACGTGGGCGCAGACGGCGAACATGTCGGTTGACGAGTTCACGGCCGCCTGGGGCTACGACGCCGTAGGCGCGCTCTCAGCGGTACTCGTGGGAATGGACAGCGCGACGGCCGCCGGCGGCAACATGAGTCAGATGCTCGAGGATCTCGGCATCGACTCCATCCGCCAGACCGATACGATGAAGCGCCTCGCCAACAACTCCGAGTTTCTGGGAAAGGCTGTGGAGACGGCCAACCGGGCCTGGGGCGAGAACATCGCCCTGCAGGCGGAGGTGGACAACCGCAACCAGTCCATGGCGGCCCGCTTCGAGATGCTGAAGAACAAGGTCACGGCCGTGGCCGAGAAGGTCGGCACCCCGCTGGTGAACGCGGCGCTGGAGTTCGTGGACGCCGCCGAGCCGGTGCTTGACGTCGTGTCAGACGCCGCCGATGCGTTCGCGGACATGGACGAGGAGGACCAGAAGATGGTCGTCGGCCTCGTGGCCGCGGCGGCCGCCTTCGGGCCCGCGGCGATCGGCTGCGGCAAGGTCGTCCAGGCCGTCGGGACCCTCGTGGCCACGACGGGCAAGGGCGTCCAAACCTTCGGCGGGTTCGTCGGGAGCCTGCGGGGGACGAAGGCCGCCGCCGACGAGGGCGCGGCCGGCATGAAGGACGCCGCGGCCGCCGCCCGCAGCTACGAGGGCGGTGCGAGGGCCGCCTCGACGGCCTCCAACCTCGCCACGAGGGCGACGCAGGCCCTCACCGGGGCCATGAAGGCGACCGCGATCGGGCTGGTCGTCGGCCTCGTCGCCGACCTGGTGGGCCAGTTCCAGGCCTACTGCGAGCACGAGAAGCTTGTGGAGGAGGCGACGGGCGGCCTCATGTCGGCCCTCACGGCGACGGCAGATGCCGCCGGGGACGCGTCCCCGGCGGTGGAGTCCATGGGAGAGGCCGTCCAGGACGCGACCATGAGCGCCGAGGAGTGCCTGCGGGCCCAGGTCGACCTGGCGGGCGAGATCCGCGAGAGCTGGGGCGGCGTCAAGTCCGATGCCGCCATGGTCGACCGCTACGCGGACACCATCGAGAGGCTGACCTCGAAGTACGGCGAGAACGGAGAGAGGGCGCAGCTGTCGGCCCGCGAGCAGGCGGAGCTCAAGGCGGCCGTTGAGGGCCTGAACGGCGCCACGGAGTCCAACTACGAGATAACCGACCTCGCCACGGGCCAGCTGTCCGAGTCCATAGACGTCATCAGGAGGAATGCCAAGGCCTGGGAGGACAACGCCAGGGCCCAGGCCGCGCAGGCCGCCCTGGAGGGCGTCTACCAGCAGCAGATGGAGGTCAAGCGCCAGCTGGAGGAGACCAACAGGGCCCTGGCCGAGTCCGAGGAGGGCATCGGCTTCTGGCTGGGCGAGATCCCGATAGCCGCCGACCCGGCGAGCGTGGCGTACCACGAGCTGGCGCAGCAGAAGGCCGACCTGGAGGCCCAGACCGCCTCGCTCAACGAGTCGGAGCAGTACTTCCTCGACCAGATGGGCAACGTCGTCCAGGAGGCGCCGGCGGCCGTCGAGGCGACCGACGAGATGGCGGTCGCCATGGACGATTCTGCGGCGTCGACGGACGGCGCCACGGAGTCGATGGGCTCCCTCGTCGACATCTCGGAGGAGTACCTGAAGAAGGTGCAGGACGCGGTGGAGGAGAGCCCCGCCCTGCGGGACGCCATGGCCGAGAACGGCTGGAGCGTGGAGCTCCTCGCCGCAAAGCTGCAGAACGCGGGCATCAAGGCGTCCGATCTCGCGTCCTCCATCGAGGAGCTCTCCTCGAAGACCTGCAACGAGTTCGAGAAGATCGAATTCGCATCGGGGACGTCCCTCGACGCCATGCTGGAGACGCTGACCTACAACACCGACGCCACCCGAAATTGGAGCGAGAACGTGGCGGCGCTCTACGAGACCGCCGGAAACGACTCCGAGCGAAACTACATCAAACACATCGCCGACATGGGCGTCGAGTACGCGCCTATCGTGCAGCAGCTTTTGGACGACTCGTCCGGAAAGCTGAGCCAGCTCGCCACCCAGTGGGACGAGGCGACGTCCACCGCGTCGAACGCCGTGATAAGCAACGCCGGCCTGTTCTCCGACGGCATCGTGGAGCAGATCGAGGAGGCCGCACCCGACGTGTACGATGCCTCCTGCGAGATGGGCGGCCAGATACCGGCGGGCACAGCCCAGGGCATTGCGGACGGCCAGGGGATAACGGACGAGGCCGTCAAGAGCGTCGCCGATTCCGTGCTCGGCTTCTTCCGGAGCGCATTCGAGATCAACTCCCCGTCGAAGGCCACCGAGCGCATGGGGCACGATCTGGACGCCGGCCTGGGCGTCGGCATCACCGGGGGCACCGGCGAGCCGCAGAGCGCCATGGAGGCCATGGGTCGCGCGGTGCTGGGCAAGCTGGCCTTCCTCACCCCGTCCGCGCAGAACACGGGCTCGTCGGCGGGCCAATCGCTGGCGGGCGGCCTCACGTCGAAGTGCTCGGCCGCCTCGGCAGCGGGCGCGGGACTGGCGTCGTCGGCCAAGGGCGGACTGTCCGGGGCGCCGGGGCAGTTCAACGCAGTCGGAGCCACCGCCGCCGGCAGCTTCTCGCGGGGCATCGGATCGGCGAGCGCCCACAGCGCCGGCAGCGGCCTGGCTCGCACGGGCAAGCAGGGACTGGAGTCCGTGAGCGCCTACGGAGCCGGCCGCGACTTCGGGCGGGGCTTCGGCAACGGCATGAGCGGCGTCGACATCTGGGGGGCGGCCTACAACGTGGGCATGAGCGCCCTGGGCGCCATCAAGAGCGCCCTGGGCATCCACTCGCCCTCGCGCGAGGCCATGGCCGTCGGCGAGTTCTTCGGCGAGGGAGCGATCCTCGGCATGGAGAAGACCGTCGCGGGCATCGAGGCCGAGGCCGACAAGATGAGCCGCGCCATGGAGCTCAACCCCGAGCCCGTCTCGACGCCGCGGCCGATCTCCGCGCGACCGGGCTCCGCTGGCCCCGAGCCCGGGGCGCCCGGGGCCTGGAGCGGGCGCCCGATCGTGCTGAACGTGACGATCAACGTGGCGGCCCAGTCCGCCGAGGAGGGCCGCCAAGTGGGAAAGAGCATCGGAGAGGAGCTCTACAACGAGCTCGTGAGACTTGAAAGGGCGAGCGGGAGATGAGGATGAACTACGGCAGGGCCGGCTGCACCGGCCTGACCTACGACGGGCACAGACTGTCGGACGTGTTCCAGATCGCGGACGTGCAGATACCCCTGCTGCCGACCATATCGGCCGTCTCGCGCTCCCTCGCACAGCGGACCGGCGAGTACTTCGCGAGCCGCAAGGTCGGCACGCGGGAGATAACGATCCGGCTGCGCCTCGACGCCGGCAGCCGATCGCCGGAGGACATCTACGCCGCGCTGCGGCACGCCGCGGCCATGTTCAACGTGCCCGACCCGCGCCCCCTGTCGTTCGGCGACGGGCTCTACACCAACGCGATCCTGGTGGGCGACACGGCCATCGAGGACGTTGCGACCTACGGAGAGGTGGAGCTGGCCATGCTCTGCCACGACCCGTTCTTCTACGGGGACGAGCACGAGATCGCGCTTGCGGGCGAGACCTCGTTCGCCGTGGCGGGCGAGGAGTGCTGGCCCGTCATCGAGTGCACGGCCACCGGCGCCGCCGTGGTTGCCACGAACGCGGTCACCGGCGAGTTCGTGCGCGTCCCGTGCGCCAGCGGCAACCGGGTGGTCATCGACATGGGCCGCCAGCGCGCCGAGCGCAACGGGGAGTTCGCGCCCGTCGACCTCATGTCCGACTGGTGGAGCGTGTCGGGCGACGCGCGCGTGTCGGTATCGGGCGCCACGGCGACCCTGCGGTACCGGGAGCGCTGGCTATGACGTGGTTCGCCGTTTTCGACCGGTGGGGCAAGCAGATCGGATCGCTGCCCGACGTGATAGAGGCCGTCCACAAGGACGAGGTGAACGGCGAGGACAGCCTCACGCTCATGCTGCCCGAGTGCCGTCTGTCCAAGGGGCAGCGCATCGTCTGGCGCGACGGGTGGGGCGAGTTCCACGAGCACACCGTGTCCAAGGTTACCGACGTGCACGCCGGCGGCGAGCTGTACGCGGCGGTCTACTGCGAGAACTCCATCGCGGAGCTGTTCACCGACTACATCGAGGATCTGCGGCCCTACAAGACGACCGCCTACCAGGCCCTGCAGAAGGCCCTTTCCGCGTCGCGGTGGGCCGTCGGGACGGTGGACGTCCTGGGGACGTCCTCAGCGAGTTTCTACCACATCTCCGCGCGCGAGGCGGTGGCCGAGGTCGTGTCGAACTGGGGCGGCGAGCTGTCCGTCTCCATTGCCGTGTCCGGATGCGAGGTCGCCTCGCGCAGCGTGAACCTCCTGGTGCGCCGCGGCGCCGACAACGGCAAGCGGTTCGAGTGGTCGAAGGATATCGAGTCCATCGAGCGCGAGGTGTCTCAGGACGACGTGTGCACGGCGCTGTACGGCTACGGGAAGGGCGTCGAGACCTACGACGAGGACGGCAACGCCACGGGCGGTTTCTCGCGCAAGATCACCTTCGGCTCCATCAACGGGGGCCGCGACTGGGTGGGCGACGAGGACGCCAAGCTGCGCTGGGGCGTGCCCGACGGGCACGGCGGCGTCAAGCACGCCTTCGGCAAGGCCGAGTTTCCCGAGTGCGAGGATCCGGCGGAGCTGAAGCGGCTCACCGAGGAGGAGCTTGAGCGCCGCAAGGTGCCGCAGGTGACGTACTCGGCCAACGTCGTGAGCCTCGCCGATGCGGGGCTGGAGTGGGAGGACTGCCGGGCTGGCGACACGGTGGCCATAGTCGACCGCGAGCTCGGCGAGCGGCTCTCGGGGCGCGTGCTGTGCGTGGAGCGCTACCTGTTCTGCGAGGCGGCGACGGCCATCACCCTGGGAAACATCGCACCCACCATCGGATCCGTGCTCTCCGGGCAGGCGGCCGACCTCAAGTGGCTCCGCGACCGCGCCGCCGGCTGGGACGGCGCCGCGGGACTCTCCGAGAGCTACATCAACGCCGTCATCGCCTCGCTCAACAACACCATGAACGAGACCGGCGGCTACACCTACTACAAGCCGGGGGAGGGCATCACCACCTACGACCGCCCCGAGGATCAGAACCCGACCATGGCGATCCAGATCAAGGGCGCCGGCTTCCGCATCGCCAACAGCAGGAAGAGCAACGGCGAGTGGAACTGGCGCACGTTCGGCACGGGCGAGGGGTTCACAGCCGACCTCATCACGGCCGGCAAGATCGTCGGCGGCGCCAACGCGTGGAACCTCTCGACGGGGGACCTGCAGTTCAAGCAGGGCGGCATCACCGCCGATAACGGCTCGCATTGGAACCTGGATTCCGGCGAGTTCCAGACGACCTTCGTGCTGAACGCGAACGCGGGCAGCTACCGGGGGACGAACTACACCCGCTACACGGAGAGTGTGATCGCGGTGGAGATGTCCGAGACGACTGCCTTCGGCATCTACCGTGGCACCCGCTACCGGTACGCCTACGACGACGGCAACGTGACGTACAGCGCCGTCACCGGCAAGAGCTTCATCGGCGGCCTGACCGTCAACGGGTCGAGCGTGTACCTGCGCGCCACCCGTGCCGGCACGTCGGACTCCCTGTACATCACGACGGGCACGACGCAGGCGGGCAACCCCGGCGCCAGCTTCGTCAACAGCCACGGGAACTACTGCGACATCGAGGCGCTGCGGGCCGTGGACGACACCTCCGGGCGCACGACCGGCGTCGGCATGGCCTGCTTCGACAAGCCCTTCATCCAGGCGAGCACGTACTACAACCAGGTGTGGCTCTACCCGCCCATCTACTCGCAGACCTACCTGCAGCAGCCGGCGACGCAGCTGTACCTGAAGAACGGCACGCGCGCGGTGCTGCAGATGAACAACACCAACGCGATCGACATGTCCGGGGGCGTGCTCGAGGAGAAGGCGAGCGGCCACATCTCGCTCAAGGCGCCGCGCATGGCGGTCGGCACCGTGCCGGGCGGCGCGGGCACCTATGCCGTGACGGGGACCTTCCCCGTCGTCACGAGCATATCCGCCAAATCGGGCGGGGGAATCGAATGGACTTACGGATCCGTGAACATAACGAACGGGGTGATCACGTCATGGCCGAAATAGCGAGCATCTCCGAGGTGGTGCGTCCGATCGTGCTGCCGGACGGAACGCAGGACGAGGTGAAGGAGGAGATCGTCGAGCTCGTGAGCCACGCGAAGAAAGGCGGGGCCGATTTCGCGCCGGCGCAGGAGACCGACGAGATATTCCGCGCGCTGCTGGCGCTCATCGAGGAGTCGATGGCGCCGGCGCTGGCGCTCGTGCCGGGGAGGTACAGGCAGGGGATCGAGGATGCCCTGGACAAGGTGAAGGGATTGATCAATGGCGAAGAAGTTTAACGTCGACGAATGGGCGCTCAAGAAGGTGCGCCTGGACATGGCCGACCAGTTCGTGCCGGACGTGCTCATCGGCAACGCCGCCGACGCCGACGGGCGCGGCATCCTGCTGCAGGTGACGATCGGGGGCGAGGTGGCCGATTTGACGGGGCTGCCCGTGTGTCTGGCGTGGAGCCACCAGAACGGAAACCAGGACCTGACGCGCTTCACGGCCGTGGACGCCTCCAAGGGGCTTTTCAAGCTGTACTACCCGCCGGCCATGATGTACCCGGGCGATGTGACGGCCCGCGTGTCCATTTTCGCCGGAGACGAGTCGCCCATCACGGGGAGCCGCGACTTCACCATCCACGTCGAGCGCAACCCGATCGACGAGGACCGCGCCCTGTCGGACGAGAGCTTCAGCGAGTTCAAAGAGGCCGCTGCCCTGCTTTATTCGACCAACAGCCGCCTTGAGGAGGCCGAGGAGGCACGCCAGATCGCAGAGACGGCACGCGCCACGGCCGAGGAGCTGCGCCGGCAGCACGAGAGCGCCCGGGTGGCGGCCGAGAACGAGCGCCTGGCGGCCGAGTTGGAGCGGGACGCCGCCGAGCTGGAGCGTCTGGCCGCCGAGGCCGAGCGCGAGGCCGCGGAGGAGGACCGGTCCCTGGCCGAGCTCGCCCGCGTGGAGGCCGAGGCGTATCGCGCGGCCACGTTCGCCGAGATCGAGCAGCGCTCTAAGGGATGGCTGCGCTACTACTGCGCCGATGATGAGTGGGACACATCGACTCGCGAGCCCGTCATCGCGACCCCCGACACCTCGACGCTCTACTTCGTGCCCGAGGAGTTCCCGAGCGATGACGGCCAGTGGGTCGAGTGGATGTGGGACGCCCAGGGCGGCCGATGGGAGAAACTCGGCACGAGCCAGGCTACCTTCGAGCCCATCACCGCCGACCAGATGGATGCCATAGTCGCCGGCACCGACACCGACGAGGGCGGCAGCGAGGTCATGACCCGCTGGGGTCTCCGCTACTGGCTGACGAAGCTGCGCGGCGTCTTCGCGGCGCTGGTACACACCCACAGCGCCTCCGACATCACCAGCGGCACCTTCGGTACCGCCAGAATCGCCGACGGCGCCGTGACCAAGAACAAACTCGAAAAAACCCTCGGGGATTCGCTGTCCCGTCTTCGCCCCATTAATTCGCAACATGACGAAATCTACTGGTGGTTGGACACTGACGGGAGGCGACTGTGCCTGTACAGCGATTCAAGCGGCCTTTACGGTAAGCTGATCGGGATTATTAGGTTCGACTGATATTCGCTGTCCCGTCTTCGCCCCATTAATTCGCAACATGACGAAATCTACTGGTGGTTGGACACTGACGGGAGGCGACTGTGCCTGTACAGCGATTCAAGCGGCCTTTACGGTAAGCTGATCGGGAT